GTTGGCGAAGTACTTCAGCGGGTGAGTGCCCGCGTCGACCAGATTGCCGTCCCAACGCTGGAAGGCGAGGAAGCCGGTCTGGTTGTAGTCGGCGTAGCGCTCGGTCAGGCGCAGCACCTGCACACCGGCAACGCGCCGGATGAAGTACTTCGAGAAGTCGCCGAACAGGACGGACTTGGCCGAAGCCGCCATGGCGGGCATGTCCTGGTTGACCGTGTACTCGTAGCCGTTGATCGTGTCCGGCTCCTTCGCGATCGGCATGCCTGGCATCCAGAGATAGCGGCCCTGCGTATCCTTCAGCTTCTTGACGATCTTCAGCGAGCTGTCGCTCATCATGTAACGAGCGCCCTTGCGGTACGCCGGATCCACGGAGTGCTCCAGTTCGATCAGATCATCGAAGATCAGGCTGGTGGTCTCGCCATTGGCACCGGTGGCGCCGAGGGTCGCCGCGGTGACTGCACCGGTCGGCTTGCTCGAACCGTCACCCGTGGTGAAGTGGGTATTGATCGCGCGGGCGATCCGGGTGCCGAGCTTGTTCGACAGGAAGCCGTCGAGATTGAAGGCCGAATCCTGCAGCAACTGGTTGGACACCAGCACCAGCTTCGAGGTGTAGGTGTATGCGTTGAGGGTGACCGCACCGAAGGTGACGTCCTGATTGCCGACCTGGGTATTCTCCGACAGAATCGCACCGGAATTGCTGGTGTCGTTGTCGGTCGGGATCGGCAGGGAGTTGCCGCTCGCGGTGTCGAACACAAACGCAGTCTCAAGCATGCCGCCGTAGGCCTTTTCGGCGTCCATGAGTTCGTCATAGAAGCCGGTCGGGACGGTGTAGCCGCCGCCGGTATTGGAGCCGGTCGACTGCGCATTCTGGAAGCGTGGAAGCGCCAGTTCGCGCTCCTCTGCGGACAAGCCGCCCATGCCGTTGCGGAGATAGCTGTTGAATGCACGGCTCTCGGCGTGTTCGTTTTCGGCAACTTCGTCGCTCGAGATGTGGCGGATCTGTGCGGTGATGCGCTGGCGCTCGCCGAGGTTCTTCTCGGAGGTTTCCAGGCGCTCTTCGCGGTCGATCTTGGCTTTGAGGCCATCAGCCTCTTCCATCATACCGTCGAACTTGGTTTCGATCTCTTTGGCTTCCGCCGCGGGAGTCTTGTCAGTGATCGAGTCGTACAGTGCACGGGCATCGGCAACGAGCTTAGCGCGCTGCTCCCGCAAGTCCTTAACAGCCATGATGGCTCTCCATGTGAAAGGCTGACGAAATGACAGCCGGGAACAGCGCGAAGCGGGATGCTGCGCGCTAACTGGGAAACTAGTCTTGAGTGACGGTTATTCGGCCGCCGCGAGCGCCAGCCGAAGGCGCATCTGGGTCACACGGGAGCTGGATGCGCTCGCCGTCGCCTCATCATCGGAGGTCTCTTGATCCTTGCCGTCGTCATCGCCGACAACGGCGTCCACCAGCCCGAACGTCTTGGCCTCCGGCGCGGTGAACCATGTCTCAGCGGCCATGGCGTCGAGGCAGGCAGTGACATCCTTCCCACTCTTGCCGGAATAGATGGCCGCGATCTGACCGTCGATCTTGTCGAGCACCTCGGCGAGCGCGCGCATATCTTTTGCGTTGCCGATGCCGAAACCCCAGGCGTTGTGGATCATCACAAGGGAGTTTTCGGCCATGGTCACGGTATCACCCGCGAGCATGATGAACGACGCCGCGGATGCGGCCCAACCATCGACGAACGTATTGATGGTGGCGGGGTGCGCCTTCAGTGAGTTGTAGATGGCAAGACCATCGAACACATCTCCGCCGGGGCTGTTGATGCGGACATTGATGGTTGACGCGGTGATGCCGGCGAGCGTGGTGGCAAAATCCTTCGCCGTGACGCCCCAGTATCCGATCTCGTCGTAGATCAGGATTTCAACAGAACCGTCGGCAAGCGCTTTCACTTCGAGCTTCGCCGCCTTCTCGGGCTTCGATCCGGTGGAGCGGTTATGGAAATGGTCCTTCCACTTCGCCTTGACCGAGTCCTTGTCGGCAAACGCGAGAATCTGGAAGCGCGAAAGGAAGTCGTTCATGTCGTTGCTCCTAAGCCGGAACGGCTGCGGCTGGCGCTGCGCCACCATTGCCGGGATCGGTTGGTTTCTTGCCGGCCATCGCGATCGGCGTCATGGTGGAGTTGATGAAAAGCTGGTCGGCGCCGTCGGCTGGAGGGAGGTTCTTCATGTGACGAACCTCGGCGGGCTTCATCCAGCCGTTCTGAATTCCGCTGGCGAACATCTCGCGCTGCGCTGCCGAATCCATTGCCAGAAGCGCGTCCCGATCAAACTCCGCATAGAAATTCGTTCCTGAGAACAGCTTGCGCTGAAACTCGTCCTCAATCCGCTTCAGCCACGGCTCAAGCGTGAACCGAAGAAAGCCAAGGGACTGTTGCTCAATTCCCGTGCCCCAAGACGTCGCCTTGTCCGTCTCGCCAACCATATGCGGAGGCACACCGAACAGTCGGCAGATGTCGCTAACCTGAAAGCGCCTATGCTCCAGAGTCTGCGCGTCTTCCGGCGAGAGCTGAACAGCCGTCCACTTCGAATCCTTATCGACGAAGATGGTCTTGCCGGCGTTTGCGATGCCGGCGTTTTCCTGCTCGAACTGCGCTTTAAGGCGATTGAAATTCGCTGGGCTGATATTCGCGGCCACCTCAAGCACGCCGCTCGGCTTCGCACCGTTGGCGTGCATACGCCCGATGAACTCCGCGAACGCCAAGCTCATTCCGATCGACTGGCGCCCCGCCACGCCGATCGGGGACAGCCCCTTTAGTCCATCGAAGCTCAGGCCGGGAACGTGCAGCACATCACTCTGATCAAGATCCAGTTCGCCGCCATTGACCATCACGCGATAACGCGTCAGGCCATCGCGCCGATATGGCGTCACCGCTTGCCGGATCATCGGCATGAAGCCGACTACACGGTTGGCGTTGTCGCGCTCAATCAACGAATAGTGGTTGCCGCCCAAGAGAAGATCGCAACCGATCAGCTCTCGCCACGTAAACGAGCCCATGAGATCGTTCGGCGCATCGTGCAACAACGAGTAAAGCCGATGCTTGTAGGCCTCTTTGCGCCCGGCTTCCGTCCGTTCGTAGATCGGGAATGGAAGACTCGCCATCAACCCGGTGATAAGAGACACGCACCGCCAGACCGTCGTTTCACGGATCGCGCTGCGCTCGCCAACTTCTGGCCCGGCCCATGTCCGGCCACCGCCGAACAGATCCACCATCCAGGATGCGGGGTCCGCCAGATTGGTGGATGGGTTCTCCGGAGACGCGTTCTGAAAGCTGGGCTCTTCCCTCGCGGTCAGTTCGTTACTGCGCTTGAACGGCCACATCTTCGGACTTCCATAGTTCGTCTCGATCGAAGATCGAACCGCGGGTTGCGGGGTTCAGCGACATTTCAGCAACCGCGTCGAAGCCCGCCATGAGCGGATCGACCTTGCCGTATCCCGAAGCGTCACGCGCGATGCGCATTCCCGTCCCGGTCGCTTGAACAATGGCGTTGCCGGCACACCACGCCATCATGCGGCGCCCGCCGTGCTTGAACGATCCGTCGGCGAGCTTCCGCTCGACTGTCTTGATGGCGCCCATCAATGCGACGCCCTGGCGCACACCAACGAGCAATTCGTTCTCTTGGGTGACGCCGATCTCGGCTAGTGCGTCCACAATTGAGCCCAGGCCCGCAGGGTCGGCGCCGACCTTTGCCAGCTTCCCGGAGTCGCGGCATTGCCTGACAATATCAACGACCGCCGTCACGTCATCCGGCAGGCGGTCAACTAACGTGAGGTCGCCGTCTTTGATGAAATCCCGGTAGGTCGTCCAGTTTGCCTTTCGGCGCTCCCAACCCTCGGGCGATATGAACGCGTGAGCCCAACCGAGCCAGTTGCCAGCGCCTCTTTCGCGGCCAAGCACGAATACTCCGAGCAAATCGTCCAGGCCGCCGCCATCGAGGCCAACCGTCACAACCTCTGACCGGCGAAGAACTTCTGCGAGAGTGAGCCCCTTCTCGGCCCCGCGCGGCCATAAGTTAGCGCCTGCCCAGCCATCGGAGCGAAGGCCCTGTCCGATTTCCACATTGAAGTGCTGCGACGCGAGGAGCGCCAACTGAGCCGGCCCCTCTTCTTCAGCCTTCAGCAGTTCACGCGCCAGAAATTCCTCGTTAACTGACCGGCCCATGTTCGGGTTGACGAAACCCCACAGCTTGCGGTTCTTCCACCCACCGTCTTTGGTTAGCTTTTCCGGCAGTTCGTATAAGATCGGCAGTAGCGGCAGGTCCATCTCACCGTCGCGCACGCGGCGCGCCATATTGAGCTCGGACTTGAAGACCCCGATCGGCGGCGCCTTTGACTGCGTCGTCGTCTGGAAAAGGAATCCGTCGGGCCTGGCGGTGAGCGCACCGCGGAGCTCGACGAACACATCAGCCGCATTCGACTTCTTGGCGAAGACGTGAGTCTCGTCAATCATCGTCCCGGTCGCCTTTGACCCGGTGATGACGTCGGTGTCCGCAGCCTTGATCTGCAGTGTCGCGCCCGTCGGCCGATACGTGATCAACCGGATGTGGCGCTGGATATGAAACTTCTTAGCCAGCACCGGATCGAGCAAAACCGTCCCGGCGGCCTGCTTGAACGCGATGTCCGCGATTTCCTTGGTGGGCGCGATCAGCAGAAACTCCGCTGACGGCCGCTTGTTCATTAGGAGCGCCACCACCATGACGGCGCCGCCATTGGAGCTCTTGGCGTTTTTCTTCGGGATGAGCAGGAAGTACTCCTGGATCATCCGCACATTCAGCGCCGGGTCGTATGACCCGAACAGCGCAGACACGATAGGGAAGAACCATTCCCCACATGCCTCGGCAAGCGTTGGCGTCCCGAAAAGATCTGGGATGCGCAGCTGCTTAAAGAAGCGAAGGCCACGCTCAGCTTCCGACTGGAACAGCGGTAGGTCGGGCACCAGTGGCGCGCCGGCCAGGATACGCTTCTCCCAGTCTGGGCAGGAGGTTGACCATGAATTCATCAGTTCACACTGGCCGGCGAATTCTCAAGGTCGTCCCACTCGGTGCCGGCGGCGGCGGTCTTGGACTCTTCCTCGGCCTGTTCCTTCTTGCCCGGCGCCGCATCCGTGAGTTTCGCGAGCGCAGTGGCCAATTGATTGGAACTCTTGGTTCGGACTTCGTGGTCCAACGCCTTCAGCAGCTTGGCGCGAACGCCGCCTTCCTTCTCGCCGTTGA